CAGGTTCTTCCACCTTGGTCGGTTCGGCGGCTTGCTCCTTTGGGTTACTTTCTTCATTACCCTTGGCTTCAATAGCCGCCGAACCTTCGGTGGAAGCATCAGCAGCGGGAGTTTGCTCCTCACTCTGATTCTCTTCGTTCTGTGCACTTTCGCCTGAGCTGCCAGCTCCATTCTGCTGACCTTCCGGTGCAGCTTCACCTTCCCAGGCTTGCGGGTTATCCGATTCCGATGCCTCTTGTTCCTGCTCTTGTTCAGGAGGGGTTTCAGCTTCCTGAGTGAACGTGCTCGGATCAAGAGCCAAAAGCTCCTCATCCGACATATCCAGGATATTGCGTTCTTCAGCCATGATTACTTGACCTCTTCAGCCAGAATCTCATCACGGGTAGCTTCATCAGCTTCCACCGAACGACGGGCCATACCAACACGAGTTTCGAGGGTATCCAGATAATCACGGAAACCACCCACAGCAATCATTTGCTTGTGAATGGAAGTTTGGATTTCCGGTGCCTGCATATTCGAATCGGAAAGCAGATGCACAAGACGAATGGCTTCTTGTTCGAAATACCCTTCTTGAATGACTTTCTTGAAGTCACGGTTATTCTTCAGACGTTCCAAAGCAGAACCAAGATCCACAATCTTTTGGGCTTGTTTGATGTTGTTTTCCAGTTGGTGTAGTTCGTTAGTATTCATTTTCTATCAGTGCTCTCAAAGTTAATAGAACGGGGGTTGTGAAAACCCCCGCAATATAAATCAATTATTCCCTTCTGTTCAATAGAAACTCTTTAATAATGTCTTTATTTTTTTCCTCTGATTTAAATTGATGATCAATCTTTTTCAATTTAGCCTGACTTTCAGCTTGCTGACTGATGCGCTGAAGCTCACGCTCTTGATGTACCCCAGATTCTTGTTCAACAAAATCTAGGTTCTTCAAGTCAGTATCAGATTGCATCTGTGCTTGTTTGGCTTGCTCAGTAGATACCTTAGCAGTATCGAGATTCGCATTAGCTCGGTAATACGTTGCTTGAGCAATTTCAGTATCCAGCTTGGCTTCAAGCAACCGTACTTCCAATTCTCGTTGCTTTTGTACCAAGGGATCGGGTTGAGGTTGATACGCCTCAATCCGTTTAGCCAGGTCAGGCATTTTACGAAGGCGTGCAATATCAGCCAGGATCATTTGAGACATACCTTGATCCATGTTATTACCCATGGTCTGCAGCATGAAAGAAAGCTCGCTGGCTTTGTTGTGGTCCTCTTCCGCTGTGGAGATGGATAGCTTCAAATCAAAGTTACCCGGAAGATCATCACGACGAATCTGCACGAATTCATCATTGGTGATTCGAACCACTTCTACATCACTCAGGAACTCTGCATTCATTGCAATGATCTTGCGACCGATCTCAATGATGCCTGCCGAGAGGCGACGGAGAATGCCAAGCTCCCGCTTAGACGAGGCATCAAGGGCACCACGCACACCGGCTGCAACATCTCCGAGTGCTTGGCCCGAAATACCTTGGCTAAACGACTTGACGCCAGAAAGGGACTCCGCTTCCATGTTCTGCAGTTGCAGCATGAATTGAGCAGAGGCAGGGATTTCCGGATACGTGTGCATGTGGATACCTACACGGGGGTCCACATTCATATTGAATTCGTAATCCTGCCCTCTTTCAAACTTGCGTCGATTGGTGGCATCGAGCATGTCTTTTCTCATGCCGGTCTGCCCGTTGGCAGACTTACCCATGATGTCAATCATGCCTCGGGTTACTGCACCGACAACTTTCTGGTTATCTTCCAGTAGTGCCCCATCAGGCTCACCGTAGGTAGACTTCCGTACCGGGAGGTATTGAGCCACGACAAAAGGAAGTTGCTTATCCGGGAAGGGGTTCTCTTCCATACGGATTAGCGTATCCCCTACCCAAGCTGCAACAATTGGGTGCAGGGTGCCATCACCATGGATATCCCAAAATCCCCAGTATTCCCGTACTACAAACTTCTTACGTGGTTTGTCGTTGAACTTGAAATTGTGCAGATTATCTGCCGGGGTATGGTCAGGAGAAGCCAAAGGCGAGTTGCCTTCAATATTGATTCGCTCAATATTTTTGTACCGCTTATCCTTACGCAGATCGGCAGAACAGGACTCGAAACTATAGATGGCAAATCGAGCCTTCTTGATATCTCCCATACAGCTAGGATCAATGAGCACATTCCGATAATCACATATTTCCAGAGTGGGTCGGTTGTGCACTACCTGCACAACATCCTGCATCTCATACCTAACGATGACCGGCTCAATAGGTTCCCCATGTTCCAGGGTCATCTCATGTGCCGTCTTCAGTTCATCTGGGATATCTGAAGCGTACTGGCTAGGAGACTCATTTTGGAGCTGATCCAGTTGCGCGTGTAATGGCCCTAGCGTTGGGTTGATTCGGTATTCCACAACCGGCATACGCTTCTGGATTGTGGTTTCTTTGTAGTCCCACCCTACCCGAACAATGACCGTCCCTTCATCTACTGCAGTACGCACGTACTCATCAATGAAAGCGGTCTTGTTCAGTTGGGTATTGAACTGATGATTCAAAACCAGTTGATTCTGGATTGCAGCTTCCCGGTCTTCCCAGGTTACTGGGGTAACATTGAACACATCATCTGTGCTCAGAAATGGCTCACTCAAAGCAGGGTATCGCCATTCAGCTTGTTTACGAATTAGCTTAGGGACAATCTTGGAGTTTCCTGCCGGAACATCCACTTGTGCCTTGTTTCGAATAAACAGATTGTCCAGCCACAAACCGATTTTGGTTTTTTGAGAATCAAATGAGGGGCGTGCCTCATCGAAATCCCCTTTCAACGCTTCCAGTTTAGGGGCGTTTTTCCAGTTGGTTAGTGGCTTAACCTCTACTACTTCAACTTCATCAATTGATTCCATTCAAAATCCTTTGTGTGGATACAATACTACTTTCTTACTTCAACTTAATCAGGAGTTACCTATGCGTATTAAATCTCTTCTCCCGAATTTCAAGATGCCTGCCAAATCAACCAAGGGTGCCGGTGCTTTCGACATTTACATGCCGACATCCGGTATTGCCTTTGGTGACAGCCCCACTGTAGTACCTCTCGGCTTTGCTGCTGAAGTCCCTGAAAATCATGTTGCCTTGATTTTCCCTCGCTCTGGTGTAGGTGCTAATCAAGGTGTTGAGTTGAATAATACCTGTGGTGTTATCGATTCAGATTTCCGTGGTGAATGGAAAGCGTTTATTCGAACTAAAAGTGGCAATCATTTTAGCTGGAATTCTGGCGATCGAGTTCTTCAGTTTTTAATTGTCCCGGTAGCTGATGTTGAATTGGAGTTGGTAGATTATTTAAATGAGACTGAGCGCGACTCTAGAGGCTTCGGTTCTTCCGGTAAATAACAAGGACAAAAGAAAAGCCCCCAGTTACGGGGGCTTTTAATTGGGGATGATTTTCGTTACACCCACCCATTTGCGTGCAACCGGGTGTGCTCGTGATTCTCGGGATCTAGTTCCATCCCGGATTCTTTCAATCGCAGACACTCAGCCTCGTACTTCGCTGCCCAGTTATTACCAGCGTTGAATTCATTGACCATCCCAATAGGGGTATGTGCACGTGACGCAACGAAGTACAGCAAGGCTTCCAGATGACTATAGGGAAGCTCCAGCTCCACAGCATCAGGATCAAATGGTTCGGTGTACACCAACTGAGGGTGGTTAGCTCGGTACACCGCGACAATCCCATTAGTCTTCAGGCTCTCAGGGAGTTCCTGGCTTTTAGCCGCAATAGCCTGTGGTACACGAAGAGTATCCATGCTGACCATGAAGCAACTGTAAGGGTCAGAGTAATCATTCAAGCCCAGATCAGCATCTTCTGCCGTGGTTACTCGTTCAACCTTGTGGAGGTCAGTGACTTGTAGCTTGTACAACGTACTCCCCTCAACAAGAGGAATAGTTGCTCGTCCTTCCTTGAGATTGAATCGCTTGTACAACGCAGTCAATCCTAACGAAACATGGGAAACAAGCGCAGGGTAATTGGCTGCGTCTAATTCCCCATTCGTATGTGCACCAAGCGCCAACTGGGAGAATTCTCCATAAGCCAGTTGAGTAAATACTTCTGATAATTTCATACTGTTTCCTTAAACGATATAAGAAGCCATACGGTCAACTGCTTCATTAGGAGAGTCGATATCCCACATCCCATCTTGGGATGACGATTCACGTAGGGGCGATTCCTCCGATGGTTTCCATGGGGTTAAGGATGACAACATAGAGATTGTATCTGCAAAGTCATCATGCTTACTCTTGAATCCCCCCGGTGTAACCAAGCTCAATTCAGTGACAGCTTCAGCCAATTCAGGGGAGGTCTTCTTTTCAATCGGGAAAAAGACCTTCCGTGCTTTGAACAAAGGAACCACGGTATTGAAGCGAACCAGCTTGTTGGTATTTGGACGGATACCTGGCTTGGACTCATTACCATCTGAAGCCAAGGGGAAATAGATATTGCGATTCATCATCTCCCCCATGATCCAAGGAATGAATCCACCCTGCTGTCCAGATACCTCGATACCTACTTGCTGGGGGCGGTACATCTGAGCCAGCCTAAACAGGTCATCCACAGTTTTATCCATGAGCTGCCGCTTACAGATTCCGTCCACCCACAACCAATCACCCACATTGTTATAGGCCCAGACGCTGATTACTGAGAAGTCAGACTTCTGTTTCTCCGAGGTTGCAAAGTCGGTGGTGATATAAAAGTTGAATCGTCCCTTGTTACGGATCACCGCATCAATCTTGTACCACGCGATATCGTGATCTTGGATCATCCGATCTTCATCGGACATAATCCGGAGCATCAATTCCTGGTTGAAGGTGTCCACCTTCCCCAGCTTCACAGCGTTGTCGTACTGCTCCTTCACATAGTCATAGGTGAATCGATCTGGCCAGCTACCCCGGAACTCCTCACGAGTACAGGGAAACTGCTCACACACCGGGAATACGTTGACACTCCAAGCTCCAGATTCCACTGCCTTGTACAGAGGATCTTTCGCATTGAAAGGCGTACCCGACCAAATGATCATGTTCTTGGTGGGGTGCAGTGCGTAGTTCACTGCCTTGTACACCGTGTCCTCTACCGCAGCAATCACGGTAGCCGAGCGTGCATCCTCGTCGCTAATCAGGTCATCGAGCACCGCCAATTGAGGGCGCTTACCCATTTCCTTGGCACCACGAACACCTGTCTTGGCACCATACCCTTTGACGATGAACACCTTTCCATCGGCGTTCTCAAACTCCCATCTGATATCCGTGAAGTGAATCCGGGGGATGTACTGCTTCAGGAAATCAGAGTTCTCCCATCGAAACTCCAGGTTCTTCCGCATGTTCTTGACGCCATTCTCGATGGAGTCTGAAACATACAAAGCCAGGTCAACCCGACCGAAGCCAGGAAGCTCACCATACGTAGCGATGTAAAGGAACAGGTATTCCCCCATCACAGTGGTTTTAGCGATACCCCGGTGGCACAGATTGAGAATGCGTCGGCCACCATCAGTGATGGTATCCAACATGAAATAGTGAACCAGGGGAGTCTTATGCTCCTCGCCCGAGGAACCATTCACCAACTTGATGAAGGTCACAAACTCCAGAGCAAAGTCGCTTGGAACATAGTTCACCGGGATTCGGTAGTCTGCGTGGTTAAGGTAATCCTCTACCTTCCATGGCATCCCGTCAGGATGTAACTTACGGGACATCAGTTCACCGAAGCCAGGATTACACGGACATCCGGAATCTCATCCCGAACCAAGGCCATCACCTGCTCATAGTTCTGCACCGATTCATGTTGAATGCGGAACAGCTTGGCCACGCCTTCCTTGTCCCGGACTGCTACTACGAAACGGGGCGTACTCATTGCGCCCCCTCAATCACGAACCAGTCTTCAGCCAGCATATCGGCTTGCGAAGCCAGCCAACCCATCTGGATATCCCCTGCTGCCGTCTTCATCGTGATGCACGGGAGTACGTTGGCCGAACCATCAATGGTTTGGGCAGCATACTCAGCATTCCTCTTGCTCCAGAAGGCAGACGATGGGATTCGCTTACCACCCATGGGTCCAGACAAAGCCAGCCACATACCCTGGCCATACCATCCTTCCCGAGCAACTCGGTGACCATCCTTCAAGGCATGGAGTGCCTCACCAAAATCCAAGCCAACAGAATTACATCCCGCTACCTGCACAGCATCATTCACTTGGTTCATTCAACAACCTCCGCAGTACCTTCAATAATCAATTTCCCATGGGCAACTTCCTGAGCGTTCATTGCCCCACTTTCCAACATCAACCGTTGCTGACGAGCCAGTTCCATCGTCGTAGTCCTCAACGCGGCGATAGATGAATCCTCCTTCACCCCGATATCAAGCTCGACCTTCTTCACCTCGGGAGCCTTCAACTGGGTCAACAGGGAATTGGCAGCGTCACACCGCACCTTCTCGCTCTTGGCATTCACCATCAGATCGGCCTGCACATTCAGCGCCCTCTGATAGAGATCCTGGTTCAACACATGGCTGGGGATCAGCGTCTGTTCGAAGATCAGATTGACCAGCTTGGATTTGTTGTACGCAGTGACGTAGGAAGCAATGTCCTTGGCTTGAATACCCTGTTGAACAAACCGCTGATACTTATCGGGGAATGTCTTGGTATATGCCTCGATATTGGTACAGCCCATCAGTTTGAAACTGACATAACGTACCGCATCAATATAACTAGATACCTTGAACTTCCCATCAGCCATTACCTTTGTATAGCTGATCAGGTTATCCCGGTAATTCTCAAACATCTCTGGATCAGAGAGCGTGTTGTTAATCTGGTCAATCAACTCCTGGTTGATAGACTTCTTTACCTTATCGGGTAAAGCCAACTTGAATTGTTCAAGTGTCAGCATATAAATCACTAATCATGGTTACTGTATCGGATGTATATAGTATCCAATTACTAATTTAAAGGGAAATTAGTATTGATTAGTAAATCAAACCCGAAGGGTATTAGAAAAATATTGCCTAAAAAATAGGCGAAGGGTTATGGGGAAATTTATAAAATGGGTACGGTAGTAGCGAGATATTGACCCTCGCCTTTTGGCAATTTTTTCAAAATGGGTACGGTGTCAGGGTACTGACAGACCACGTTAAAAAACAAAACACCCCCCCCCCCTCCTTAATAAAAAATATTTCTGGGGCACCCTACCCCTTATATGGCGCTCCGCGCATGGTCTGGATATCCATCCCTTATTCAACCTATAGGAGTAACACCATGTTCGCAATGTTCAAGCAACTGTTCATCGCTATCACCACCTACTTCACTGCACTGGAGAAGACGGCCAAGGCTGTCAACCATCTCGCTGATTGGGCAGAAGAAACCTCAGCAGCATTCGCAGATGAAGCACGCATCGAACGCCAAAAGAAACTGGCCCTACTCAAGGCCGATCTGAAAGCAGTCGAAGCAAAGCAGCCCAAAGCAGTAGCGTAACAAGGAGGGACTCTTCGGAGTCCTTCCTATTCTTTTACACACAACAACTACACACATACACACTCCAGAGATAGTCCATCCAATAGGGATATCTCCATCTACTGAATCTCCTCCATTACTCCACAGTATTAACCTCAGTTGAATCGCTCCGCGAATGGTGTGGATAACCAATCAATTGATCTTAATTAATTGAAGGGTTATGGGAGAGATAGTTTAAATAGGAGTCAACTCAGAATTACTTGAGGTTACTTGATATCTCAATCATCCCTTTCCCTATCATTTCCTCATTCCGATACTCACCCGATAACCTATTCAATCAGGAGCATTCAATGGATGATCTATTCAAGTTTGTCAGTGCAATAGTTGTAGGTATCTGGTTAGGACTTCTCCTATTCACCTTCGATTACAACCTACCTGATTGGTGTGCTCATCCTGCACGCCCAGGTAACAACCTCATTCAACCATTCTGTCGTTAAGGAGTTTCAAATGCCTATCACTCTGCTCAACCTGTACGTTGAATTCATCGAAGGTTCTACGCTTCGTCATCAAGACTTGGTTGAACCTATTCGTGCCCATGCTGCTACCTTGGGTGTCTCTGCATCTGTGGTGCTGACTAACCTCCAGTCCATGTATTTCTATCTCTAGGAATCATCATGAAAGTCATCTCTTTCTGTTTCTGCAAGGACTGTGATGGCCATGTTGGTCTGGTCAAGTCCTTTGCCAAGGGATACCTCACTGTCCTCTTCGATGATGGACAGCGGGATGTCCGTCCTACTGATGTCACCTTCCTCTAACCCCATGTTCTCCCCCAATCGGAACTGGCATCGCCTGATCCCATCTGCTCAAGGATTGGAACGTGAGTACATCGAAGCCTCTGCTGAGAATCACTTCTCTAGCAGGGCTTCATGGAATTCACTCACCTCCGAACTCTGGCAGTTCACTCACTAAAGGAATACTCATGCCCTACGTCATCCCCGCAGATCAGCTTAATCGTGCTTACCGTATTGCGTGTGGTCGTGCTCGCTTGGATAGCCTTGGAGATATTACCCCGTGTGATTTCTCCAATATGTACGATGGCTGTGCCTTCGAGTAATCAATGAATGCCTGCGTTAGTAGGTACTTTGTTGACCTATATCAAGTAAATGTGCCGACCTATTACCTTGGTCATTCATAGGGTATTTCCTAATCAAATCAATGGGGTTTACTCCCATTCGGTATATTAGAAAATGACCTCTTCCTGCCCTGAAAAAGCGTGAAATATTTCACACTTTTTACTTGGTGTTCTTAGGTAACATGCGCCCCGAAATTCGGGTGTGGTTACCAAAGATAGCGTCCTTGAACCAACAAAAATAAGGACTTAACCCCTTGCGCTCCGCGCATGGAATGGCAAATTCTGCCCCTATCCCTCACCTCTTATTACTGGAGAAATATCATGGCTTTCAATTCCTCTTCTGCTGCCGCTGCCACACCAGCTACCCAATCCGAAAACTGGAAGGCTCAAGGCTTCCTGAACCTGTATCTGCCGTCCAAGGGTGGCCAACGCCGTAAGCTGGGTGCTATCCCGCTCAAGGATGCCAAGGTCAACGAGAAACAACTTCGTGCTTGGCTGGAAGAAGATCCGTCCCGTGTGACGCAGCTTCTCGCCAAGCTGGAAATCGAGTATCAATCCGCTGCTTCGAATGACGAAAACGCCTTCGCTCTCGATTGACCCTGTGTTTCTCCCTGTAACCGTCTGTCCCTTAACTGGGACAGGCGGTTATTTTTTTGTCTGTTGTCCCTTTACACAAAACCAAGACAGTTGAATCAGCATAGCCCTTCGGGCATGTGTTGGAATGTCTAACTTTTATTTAAGGGGATACTCATGATCCAGATTATTCAAACCATCCGAGATACTGCAATGCTCGGTGCTTTCTTGATAGTGCAGGGTATTGCCCTGCTTATCGGTCTTAACCCATTCAAGGAGTAAGCCATGTCTATCTTTGTATTTGGGGGTACACTCTAGGTATTCATTCAAAGGAAAAGCAAATGAAACCTATCGTATATACCCTTGGGCAGCACATGCCTAATACCCGTCTTATCTTTATTCAAGAGGTGCCACGAACCAATCCAAAAGTGCGTCGTGCTACTTTTCAGTGTGCATGTGGAAATGTGGTTGATTTAGATATTGCATGGGTGGTTCACCTAAACACCACCTCCTGTGGGTGTTACCGCAGTGAGGTAGTCGCAGAGAAAAACACCAAACATTCTCACGCAGTAAGGGAAAACACCTCTGGGGCATACCGTTCATGGCAAGCCATGCACCAAAGAGTAAAAGCAAATCCGTTATACGCCCACGTAAATGTGTGTGATCGGTGGTCCGGTGATGATGGCTTTGCCAATTTCATTGCTGACATGGGAGATCGTCCGGAGCAATTCAGTATTGAGCGACGAGACAACTCCAAAGGATATGAGCCATCCAACTGTGAATGGGCAGATAGAATTACCCAAGCCACCAACACCAGTAATACTGTTTTAGTAAGTATTGGGGATGAAACACACTCCATAAATGAATGGTGCCGTATCAAGGGAATTGTGTACCACATTATTAAGCAACGTCGCAGGCGTGGGATGAGCATCGAAGATGCCATTACCACACCCCTTAATGAATCAAAGAGAGGACGTAAAAATGGACAAAAATCCTAAAATATTTTGCTTTGGATCGAATTTGGCAGGGATTCATGGTGCAGGTGCAGCACGCTTTGCTGTAGAGAATCATGGTGCTCGCTACCGCCAAGGTATCGGGCTTCAGGGTAATAGTTATGCCATTCCCACCAAGGATCGAAACATCAACACGCTGCCCTTGGATGATATTCAAGAGCATGTGGATGTGTTCATCATCTTTGCTCAAGAACACCCTGAACTGTCCTTCGAAGTAACCCGAATCGGGTGTGGTTTAGCTGGTTATACCGATTCAGACATCGCACCCATGTTCAAGGGTGCTCCCTCAAATTGCATTCTTCCTGAAGGATGGAGAAACCAATGAACCGAGCAGACCGTAGAGCTATCGCCCGAGGTGAGGGGCGACATGAATCCATGATCGAGATCGTCGATCATGACTCTTTGGCTGAATACGCCTTTGCACTCTATGACTGGGATGTAGGCAGACGCATCCTTGATAACCAGTACTGCCTGTTTATCAGCCATCAACTCAGTTACTTGGATATTCGTGATGAGTTCATGGAAGACCCATACCTACTTCACTAGGAGATCCTCATGGACACGCTTGAACAGATTCAACGGCAGGAAAACATCGAGATGCAATACAACCGTAAGCACATCGATGATCGTATTCGTAGTGAGATTGAATCCAATCTGATCATGCAGGAGAAGATCGAGCAAGGTATTCAACTGATCACTGAGTACATGGGCAAGACCTACTATGACTCCAAGAACGCACGCATTGCCCAACTTCAAGGGATGTGCCTGCGTACCTTGGTAACTGAAATCTTCGTAGGTGTGGCCTATTGTCAGATCGAAGAGTTGTTCACTTCGGTCACTGCCATGATGGCTGGACGCTTGAGGTTCTCCGATAAGCTGGATGCCATCAAGACTGTGGCTGAATTGATGGCTGTGCTCTGTCTGACTGATGCCTTCGATATCTTGAAGACTTCCAAGACATCCAGCCTGATGGTGGTATCTCGCATTCCCTTGAGTGCCAGTACCCTACGCTTCATCGAGAACAGCCAGTACCTGCCTCCGATGGTGTGTGAGCCTCTGGAATTGGTGAATAACTACTCCAGTGGTTACCTCACCCACAACGACTCGCTTATTCTGGGGAAGGGAAACCATCACCAAGGGGATCTCTGTCTGGATGTACTCAACCTGATGAATCGGGTTCCCTTGGCACTGGCTACAGACTTCCTCAGTAGTGTTGAGGAAGATCCTACCTTCGTCACTGATACCCCTGAGAAAGCCCAGCAATGGGACAACTTCAAGCGTCAGAGCTATGAGTTTTACCTACTCATTGCTCAGTATGGCAATCGCTTTTGGTTAACACATAAAGTGGATAAACGTGGTAGAATATATTCCTGTGGATACCATATAAACACTCAGGGAACCTCATTCAAAAAAGCCTGCGTTGAGTTAGCAACCCAGGAAATTGTTACGGGAGTACCTACTTAATTAAGGAATACAAATGGCGAAACCAAAGAAGGACGTTACCGGAGAAATCTATGGAAGACTTACCATTACAGGTGATGCACCCTATCGGTCGAAAGACCGTCGGGTGTTCGTTACCTGTGAGTGTGGAAATACAAAAGATGTTCTTCTCAATAGCCTGCGTAGGAGGGAAACCACCTCCTGCGGCTGTTACCTTCAGGAACAGATAACCAAACATGGGGATGCCCACGCACGGTTGTACAAGATATTCAACTCTGTGCACAACCGGTGCTACTTAACTTCATCAGAACGGTATTCAGATTATGGAGGAAGGGGTATTACGGTGTGTGCCCAGTGGTTGAATAACTACGAAGCCTTTCGCGTATGGGCATTGAAGTCTGGATATTCCGAGGATCTCACCATAGATCGAATCGACAATAACAAGGGGTATTCCCCTGAAAACTGTCGATGGACTACCCGAAATATCCAGCAAAGGAACAAACGTGCTTTTGTTGGGGGAACCTCTGCATACCGTGGTGTAAGCCACTGCAAGCAAACAGGTAAATGGATTGCCATGATTAAGGTAAATGGCAAACAGAAAAACCTAGGAAGGTATCCCACAGAAATAGAAGCAGCCCAAGCACGGGACACCTACATCAAAGACAACATCTTAAAGGGCTTCACACTCAATTTTGAGAAAGGAATAATCCCATGAAAGCCATGGTTGAGCTGGCCACACCAGAGGTTGTCACCGGTGTCCCGGCATGACTTCTACGATGCCATCAGTTATGTCATGAGTGCTATGAGCAAGGGCACTCACTTCGTCTTCTATGGGCAGCAGTTGTATGGGGAATACGGGATAGCCACCGTACCTCCTGCCAGCCATCTACCAGATGGTGCCTTCATGCTGGCCCCAAGAGGACGTTGGTACCTCGTCTTGAGTGGTGGACTAACTCCAATCAACTATTCAGACATTCCTCCTGAAGTACGTCTGAACTGCCTGCTCATGGGCATCTCCATCTGATCTAGCTATTCACAATCCTATTCATTTATCTATTCAAGGAGTATCCCAATGACCCCATTTACCGGGTGGCAGTACCTGCTTATCGATGTGGCCAATCAGTTTGGGCTGGATAAGCTGCTCTTTGAGGAGCGTATCAAATGGGCTGAAGAGAATCTGGATCGACTGGAATCTCTGGTTGATCAGGCTGAAACCAAACCTTTGTACATGAAAGGTGTACAAGCTATTCGCAAGGCCCAGAAGGGTATCCCGACTGGTCATCTGATCGGCTTCGATGCTTGTTGTAGTGGTGTGCAGATCATGTCTGCCATCACTGGCTGTATCGCTGGTGCTACCGCTACTGGCTTGGTTGATCCCAATGTCCGTGCCGATGCCTATGCTGCCGTGACGGCCTCCATGAACGAACTGTTGCACAGCCAAGGAATCTCCGTGGATGTGTCTCGGGCTGACGCGAAATTGGCGACGATGACATCATTTTACGGAAGCAAGGCCAAGCCTATCGAAATCTTCGGTGAGAAGACTCCTGAATTGGCTGCGTTCTACCAAGCTGCCAACATCGTTGCTCCGGGTGCATGGGAGCTGCTCCAGGATCTTCTGGCTTCATGGCAACCGTATCACCTGTACCACGCATGGAAGCTGCCTGATGGCTACGATGCACGAATCAAGGTCATGGAGAAGAAGGAGTCTCGTATCGAGGTGGATGAGTTGGACCATGCCACCTTCACCTACGAGTACTACGTCAACGAGGGAACCAAGAAAGGACTGAGCAATGTGGCTAATGTGGTGCACAGCATTGATGCCTATGTGCTCCGCTCTATCCATCGTCGTTGCAACTACGATGCGCCGATGGTCAAGCGTGCTTGCATGGCCTTGCTGGAGGAGATGGATCTGCGTAACGCCGGTATCACCGAGCAGGTGCCTCGGATACAAGATGAAAACTGCAAGATCGACTACTACGTGAGCCAGTATGAGCGTAGTGGGATGGCTGATGTGGTGATCCTCCCGTATCTCAAGGATGGTAACCAGACCCAGTTCCTGTCGGATACGCACATCATGCAGTTGCTGGATATTGGTGAATCCATGATCGGATACGAACCCTTCGAAGTCATCACGATTCACGATGAATTCAAGTGCCATCCGAACCACATGAATCACTTGCGTCAGCAGTACATCAACATCTTCGCAGAGTTGGCAGAGAGCAACATCCTCTCCGATATCCTGTCCCAGATCCATGGATGCAAGGGAGCATTCCCGAAGCTATCCGACAACCTAGGAGAAATCATCCGTGGCAGCAACTACGCGCTTAGTTAATGCCAGCACATTCAAGGGGATCAATCCTGCTTTATGGAAGGAGTTGATCCCCTGTAAGTGTGGGTACAACAAACTACATCTGATCAATCAAACCATGGGGGATACCCCTACGTTGAAGGTCAAATGTATCCGCTGTCGTCAATCTGGCCCCATAGCAGAGTCTGTTATAGACGCAGTAAGTAGGTGGAACATGCTGCACTTGATCATTTAAGCAGGTGCCCTCTCGGGCACTTGGCGAGCTGGAAATTGAAGGGACATCTCCGAAAGGGGATGTCCCTTATTTTTTACCCCATTCAAGGAGATCCCGTGTCTGCCGAACAATACCTTCAGATGCTGATCGATGGTCAGAAGATCAGCAGCATTCCCGTCCAACTGACTGAGCTGCTGTTCCTTCAGGGACTGATGAAACAGACCCCAAAGCAGTAGCCATTCAGACAGTCGAGAGAAGTCCTTCAGAACTTCTCTTAGAAGTCTGACCGATATTCTAAATTTCGAAATCAACCAATTTTGGCTATATACAGCCGATAGTCTAAGGAGCCTCACCATGCCCGTTAAATGCCTCACCGAAGCCCAGAAGAATTTCATCGAACTGGCGTACAAGAACAAGCACAAGACCCAGAAAGAGCTGGCTGTGTATCTCAAGACCTCCGAGCGCACCGTCAATCGTGTGCTGGAAGAACGTGGCCTGGCCACCCCCATCGCTCGCATCAAGGGTGAGGCGTATCAGGTCATGCAACTGCTGAAGAAGTATGGAGTTGATTACGACATGCTGAAGCGTGTCCTCCAGGACAAGTTCAATGCAGTTGCCTGATAACCCTATTGGACAGTCTCGAATTGCCAACAGGAACCAAGAGTCTCTACGAGCACATCCATTGAATGTGTTCCCTACTCTTGGTTCATTGCAAGAAGTTATTGACCTTGCTGAATCCAAGATGCCCATCACTGACAAGAACGAGATGCGTAGCTTGTTAATGACGTACCACAACAGTCTTTTGAAGGTATTGAATGACGAGAAAAACCAAAAGCCTTGAAGAACGGCTTTGGGGATTAATCGATAAGAAAGCAGAAAATGAATGTTGGCCTTGGCTAGGTGGGACCGTACCTAAAGGATACGGAACTATTAAGGTACTCATTGATGGTAAGTGGAAAACATCATATGCCCATCGAGAAATCCTTAAATTGAGTAAAGGGGTGCCCATAACCCCCAGAACACATGCTCTTCATTCTTGTGATAACCCAAGGTGTTGTAACCCACAACATCTACATTGGGGAACTAACTCCAAAAATAGAAGGGAAGCACGGGACCGCTTGCATAACCAAGGGAATCAAAAACTAACTCCTCAACAAGTTGACGTAATTAGAAACGACTCCCGTACTTATCAGGAAATTGCTAATGATTATTTTCTTCACCGAGATACCATTGCTCGCATCAAACAGAAGCGTGGATGGTTACCTTAATCACAACACACTACTGAAAGTGATCTATGGCCCAGTCACATGATAAGTGGGCACAGCTGCCCACTGAAGATATCCACCGTTACGTTGAGAAGTACGAGAGCAGTGGTGCTCCTGGTAAGTGTTCTGCTCGTCGGCGTAAGAAGATCAAATTCTTTCAGAATGTACTGAATAAACGTAGGCAAGCAGAACGTCTGCTCACCCAATTCAACTAGGAGTAACCATGCAAGTCAAAGTCAGTCAAGCCGTGGCAATGATCACGGCTTTCATTCGTGCCCATCTGGTGCCGATGTTGGTGGGCAGTCCGGGTTCCGGTAAGTCCCAGATCGTTCACCAGATCGCTGCTGAATACAAACTCAAGGTCATTGACCTGCGTTTGAGTCAGTGTGATCCCACTGATCTGTTGGGATTCCCTTCCATCAAGGGGGATCGTTCCGGTTACGTGCCCATGGAAACCTTTCCTGTGGAAGGGGACAAGATTCCAGAAGGCTACAACGGTTGGCTACTGTTCCTCGACGAGTTCAACAGTGCTTCACCGGCAGTTCAAGCAGCAGCTTACAAGCTGGTGCTTGATCGTATGGTCGGCAGCCATCAACTCCACAAGAATGTGGCTGTCGTCTGTGCCGGTAACCTGGAAACGGACAACGCTATCGTTCAGCCGATGAGTACTGCACTGCAGTCTCGTCTGGTGCACATGGAGTTGGTGGTTGATGCCAATGAATGGGTTGATTGGGCTACGTCCAACAACATCGATCACCGGATTACCAGCTACATCAACTTCAAGCCAGGGAACCTGTACACCTTCAAGGCTGATCACACGGACAACACTTACGCTTCACCGCGTACCTGGGAGTTCGCAGATCGTGTCCTGAAAGTCATGGACCTGGGATCTCCCCACATGCTGCCCATGCTGGCCGGTACGATCTCCGAGGGCGTATCCCGAGAGTTCCTGAACTTCTGCCGCAACTTCGCTTCGCTGCCGAAGATCAGTGAAATCGTCCAATCCCCGGATGCCATCACCGTCCCGTATGAACCCAGCCTGCTCTATGCACTGACCGGATCACTCAGTCACCACGCATCCATGGACAACTTCGATCAGTTGATGAAGTTCATCTCCCGGATGCCCCTGGAGTTCCAGGTGGTGTGTCTGCGTGAAACCGTCCGTCGCAACAAGGGCATGTTGGCTCACAAGGCAGTCCAGTCCTGGATTGCCAAGAACGCCACCGAGCTGTTCTAACTCCCTCCTCCGAGCCTGAAGTAGTCCGTATGTCATGGCTGTGTGCCAGGACCAGGCTCGCCTTTTATTTGGATTCAAATGTTTTCTAAAGATTTAATCTGGTTTTATCTCCCAATCGGTTTATTGATACTGCTGATTCTTTTTGGACTTTCTCTTTTGTTATTTGTTATTCACAAAGAGAATATTCAAAATCAGGAATATCAAAGCCCGGTTTTCAAATATTCGAACTGCTACCCGGTTAATCAAATCAACCCGGGTATTCGTATTAACCTTCAACAAGGAATTAAATATGAAACTGATGCAAATCTTCAAAACCCCTGATGCCACCACACTGGCTTCCCGTGATTTGGAAGAAGCCAAGCGTCAACTGCTGGTTACTCAATCGGCTGCAGAACACGCTGCCAAAATGGTGGAGTATTACCAGGGCGTGGTGAATCGTCTGTCGTCTTATGTACAGACGGAAGTTTCTCAAAACCGTTAGAATCTTCAGTAGATTCTCAGGCGCATTCCCTGCGCCATACGAATAGGAGGCCCATGCCTCCTTTTTCTTTTTTTGAAAGGAAATAGCATGGGCGCTGCTCACCCTATTCAAACCCGGGAAATAACTCCCGAGATTCAAAAGGCTTATGATAAAGCCAAAATCGGATTAATGGCAAAGCAAGATACTGCCTTTTTCACCACCATCGTATTCAGTCTCAAATTGATTTGGGACTGGCTCACTCCCACAGCGGCTACCGATGGTTCTTCCATTCGGGTTAGCCCAGAATTCTTCATGTCCCTCGATCCAGAGGAACGTATTTTCCTGCTGGTTCATGAGTCCATGCACGTTGCCTTACTGCACATGACTCGCCTGGCTGGACGTAACCACCAGAAATGGAACATCGCCTGCGATCACTACATCAACCTGATGCTGACCGAACGTGGCTTCCGAATGCCCAGGAATGGCCTGGCAGACCCGCAGTACAAGGGACTCAGCTCGGACGAGATTTACCCTTTGCTACCTGATCAGCCCCAGTCTTCCACCTTCCAGATGGATCTGGAACTGCCTACGGAACCAGTGGAAGAACTAACCCAAGAGGTTGAAGACATCCTGATCCGGGCTGCCATGCAGTCCAAGATGCAGAACGACAAGCCAGGGAGTATTCCTGGTGATATCGAAATCTTCCTGAATAAGCTGTTGAATCCTAAATTGCCTTGGCAAAGGATTCTCCAGAAATATATTCAGAATCTCTCAAAACATGATTATTCATGGAGAAAACCGAATAGGAGATTCTTCCCGAATCATTATCTCCCGAGTATGTTCAGCGAAAAGCTGATGGATATCGCCATTGCTGTCGATGCCTCTGGATCGGTTAGCGATGATGATTTCAAGGTATTCGTTTCAGAAACCCACGGTATTCTGAAAATGATGAAACCGGACAAAATAACCCTGATTCAATTCGACCGGAATATCAAATCGGTAGACCGGATTAATAATATCCGGGATTTAATGAACGTTAAATTCATTGGCCGAGGTGGTACTTCTATTGAGCCAGTCATGGATTGGGCAGCAGAAAACAAACCGAAACTTCTGCTGATATTCACCGATGGTGGATTTTATTTCCATACGGATGAATATAAAACCAATACCGTGTTTCTTATTCACAATAACCCTGGATTTACTTCGCCATATGGCAAGGTGATTCACTACGAGATTTAGGGGGTATTCATGGATTTGGAGAAATACCAATCCGCAGCCAAACAAGTCAAAGCCAAGAAACCTCCTGAGAATTACATAGTGGTTAACCTGAGCTACGACACCAAGCTGATCCTGCCCCATAAGGCGGGATTGGCTTTTATGGCTGCTATAGAGAATGCCGAGGTATTCAAGGACAGTTACTCTGATAGATGCCGCATTATTCCTTTGGAACGGGATTCCATTAACAGCTCATTCATGTCTGATACCGAGTATCAGCAAATCAAAATCGCCAATCTAATGGATGTTTCCTTATCGGA